CTTGCGGGGACCCGGGCATAGTGCAGCTATACCCCCTTGATCGGGGATGATCCAACCACACTCCTACTGACACGAGGTCGACCTCTATGAATAGAGTTCGTAAGCGTTACCTTCCAGACTGGCGTTCGCAGTCCTCCTTTCGTTATAGAGAGTACAACGATCCGACCCGTAATGATGGGACGAATCCTGTGCTTTCTTTGGAGGCTCCTACGAACAACAGCGAGGCTTGGTATACGTATCCTCGTGGCCTACAGATTACTGTAGACGAGAATCATAACATATCCCGTTTTAAGAACAGACGATTGTCTGTTGATATAGACGGGGATGTTGGTGGCGATTTCCGGTCTACCAAGAAATATGTCATGTTTGACGGTTCTCCCGTCAGACACCATATTGATTGGTCCGGACAGAATTCTGGGGCATGGAGACGTCTTTTATATGACGGACCCGTGTTCCCAGTTGGAATCGACGCTAGCCAAACCTCAGTTACGTTCTCAGATAATGATCTGACAACGGCTGGGGCGACCGCTATCGCTCGGTGTAAGCCCACCAACAATGTTGCCGACCTAGGAACTGCGTTCACTGAGATCTTCCGTGATGGATTGCCGAAATTATTCGGCGCCCATACATGGGAGAATCGTACCAACGTCGCCCGCTCTGCGGGCGACGAGTACCTCAATGCTCAGTTCGGTTGGTTGCCACTTGTTAATGATATCCGTAACGCAAGTTACGGTCTCGCTAACGCTCACCGGCTCTATTCCTCTTACGAGAGGAATTCCGGTAAGGTGGTTCGGCGACGTTATGAATTCCCAGTAGAGAGGACTGAGGTGACCCAGGCTATGACACCGGTAGATTGCTCTGATTTTATGCAGAGCTCCTACCCTGCCCGCCTGGATCTCACTAAACCCACACCGTTGCTTTTCAAGACAACCAGGACCTATAAACGGACCTGGTTTTCAGGTGCCTTCACATATCACCTACCCTCCAACTATTTTAGTCGGAGTTGGTTAGGTGAGAAGGCTAGTGAACTCGGGTACCTATTTGGTCTCGAGCTCACGCCTGATGTAGTCTGGAATGCAGCACCGTGGACGTGGGCCATTGACTGGTTTTCCAATATGGGAGATGTTACTTCAAATCTCTCAGATTGGTCCACCGATGGCTTGGTGATGAAGTATGGATATATCATGGAGCATCGCTTCATGAGTGTCACATACTACAATACAACACCTTCACGGTATAGACCGTATGGTGCTGTTTGGTCTTCTCCATTAACCGCTTATTATGAAACTAAGCGGCGGCAGAAGGCCTCACCATTTGGATTTGGACTAACCTGGAATGGGCTTAGTCCACGCCAGTTGGCCATAGCTGCGGCCCTCGGTATTACGAGGGTCTTTTAAGCAGTTGTATGGTTTCACTGTGCCTAGTCAATGGGGCTTGGCACATCAGTGCCAACCCTAGGAGTGATGCTCATGTCTTTCGCTGACCCTCAAACCATTACCATCTCTGGAACTACGACTCCGTTGCCCAAGATTTCTGTCGCGGGCGACGAGACGGTGTACCAGAGTGCTGATGGTTTGATCCAGATGCTGGCTTCCCACGACAGTGGGAAGAG